GCTATCCTCCAGCAGGGAGTGATGGCTAACGGCGATTTCTTTGATGAACGCCACGGCCTGGACTGGTTACAGAATTATGTGCAGACCAACCTCTATAACCTGCTTTATACCAGCACCACGAAAGTTCCCCAGACTGAAGCCGGTATTACCCGACTGTTATCAAATGTTGAAAAATCACTGGATCAGGCCGTTCAGAATGGACTGATTGCTCCGGGCGTATGGAACGGGGGCGACCTTGGTCAGTTGTCATCAGGTGACACACTGCCCAAAGGTTATTACGTATACGCCCAGCCGCTGGATGAACAGGCACAATCAGAACGTGAAGCCCGTAAGGCTCCGGTGATTCAGGCTGCAATAAAACTTGCAGGCGCGGTTCATTACGCTGACGTACAGATTAACGTTGTTCGCTAAGGGGAAGTGAATGTCTACCTATTCTTTTATGGATGTCACTGCGACGCTGACCGGCCCGACCGGTTCGATTGACCTCGGGTACGGTTCTGCAAGTTCTGAAGAGGGGATTGTGGTTGCGATGGGCGGTCCTAAAAACACCATGACCATCGGTGCTGATGGTGAAGTGATGCACAGCCTCCATGCAGATAAAAGCGGGACGATTACCGTTAACCTTCTGAAGACATCACCGACAAATAAAAAATTGTCGCTGGCGTATAACGCACAGAGCCAGTCTTCTGCCACATGGGGGAATAACGTTATCGTGATCCGCAACAAGGTCAGCGGCGACATCATCACGGCACGCAGTGTTGCGTTCCAGAAACAACCGGATAATGCCAACGCTAAAACCGGTAATACGATGCCGTGGGTGTTTGACTGCGGCAAGATTGACCAGGTTCTCGGGGAGTTTTAATACATGGAATTCGAAATCAAAGGCGTGAAATATCGCGTGGCAAAACTCAGCGTTTTTGACCAGCTGAAAGTGACCCGCAAACTTCTGCCGGTGGTACTGGCGGGAATGATGTCAGATTTCGGGAGCATTCGCTCCCGTTTGCCTGCTGACGGCAAAATCGACACCGTGAAATTCGAGCAGTTAAAACCGGTGTTTGAAACCATGCTCCCGCGTATCGCTGAGGAACTGTCTTCCCTGACCGAAGATGACACCGATGCGATTATTCATCCCTGTCTTGCGGTGGTATCGCGGCGTCATATGGACGGATGGGTGCCGGTATTTACCCAGGGCGAACTGATGTTTGATGATATTGACCTGCTGGTCATGCTGCAGCTGGTGGCGCGGGTGGTCGCCGATTCGCTGGGAAATTTTTTGCCTACACCCCTTACCAGCACGACGCAGAGCCTGCAACAGGGCTGACGTTTAACAGCCTGCCGGACGGGCTGTCCTACCTTCTCAATCCGGTTGACGCCGGGTTAATTCCTTATACAGCACTTAAAGATGGCTCTGTCGATTTGTACGACATTGCTCTCTTGAATGACCATCTGGCGGTAAAAGCGGATAACCAGCGGCGCATTGAGAAATGGAGAGAGGATAATGAACGCCGAGACTATTAAAGATTTCCTCGTCTCGCTTGGCTTCAGTGTGGATGATGCAGGAGCGAAAAAATTCGGTTCTGTCCTCGCCGGTACAACTGCAAATGTCATCAAAATGGGGCTGGCCGTCGAAGGAGCGGCGCTGTCCGTGGTGGCCTTCACGGCTAAGATCGCCTCCGGCCTGGATAATCTTTACTGGGCGTCACAGCGCACCGGCGCGACAGTCCAGGGAATTCAGTCTATTGGCTATGCGGTTTCGCAGGTTGGCGGCAGCGTGGACGCTGCGCGATCTTCTCTGGAAAACCTCTCCCGGTTTATTCGTAATAATCCCGGGGCGGAGGGATTTCTGAATCGTCTGGGGGTACAGACACGGGATGCCAGCGGTAACATGCGTGACATGGCCGCTATTTTTACAGGGGTAGGCCAGAAGCTCAGCGACATGCCGTATTACCGTGCTAACCAGTATGCGCAGATGCTGGGCATTGACGAAAATACCCTGTTGGCTATGCGTCGCGGTGTGGGTGGCTTCTCCGGGCAGTACAGCGCAATGGCGAAAGCTATCGGCTTCAATGCTGACGAGGCGGCCAGAAGCTCCAACAAATTTATGACCTCCCTGCGTGAGTTTGGCGCGATGGCAGGCATGGCCCGTGACAAAATCGGCTCTAATCTTGCGGGTGGGCTTGCGGGTTCGCTGGACACACTGCGCCGCCATATCCTGGACAACTTCCCGCGTATCGAGCAGACCCTGACGAAAGCCATAAAAGGCATTCTGGCGCTCGGGGATATTATCGGGCGGCTGTTCTTCAGACTGATTGAGGGGACATCAGGCCTCATCACCTGGTGGCAATCGCTGGATAAGCAAACGCGGGAGTTGATCTCGCTGTTTGGCGCACTGACGATTGCGCTGCGCATTCTGAACAGTACGTTCTGGATGTCGCCGATTGGCCTCATTACCGCGCTGGCGGCGGGGATTGCCCTCCTGTGGGAGGACTATCAGACCTGGAAGGAAGGCGGCGACAGCCTGATTGACTGGGGCAAGTGGAAACCGGAGGTTGATGCCGCGCTGAAGATGGTTCGTGACCTTAAAACGACCGTTAACGACCTGGTGAAAGCGCTGGCGAAACTGCTCAATATTGACCCCAAATCATGGTCCCTGAAGTGGGATTTCAGCAACTTCATCGACCAGATGGGCGAATTCAGCAAAATGCTGAACATGATCGCCGACCTGCTCAACGCTATCAAAGATGGCCGCTGGGCTGATGCCGTCAGCATCGGCAAACAGATACTTAATCAGGGCAGCGAAAATCCGTCAGCGATGCCGATGGTTACAGACAGCGCTAACAGTACTGCCGACTGGATTAAAGAGCACTGGGGATTTGATCCCCGCAGTGTGGGCCGGACGGTACGCGGCTGGTTTGGTGATGATGAGCCGGAACAACATGCACAGGCTACGAAACGAGGAGAACGGAATAACAATCCGGGAAACCTTAATTTTGCTGGTCAGGCAGGGGCTTCTCTTGAACGCCCGGGCGGGCGATTTGCCAGATTTGAAACTGCCTTTGATGGATTACGGGCTCTTGCTCGTCAGTTAATGCTGTACGCCGGACGGGGAATAAACAGTGTGGAGAAAATTATCTCTACCTGGGCACCTGCGTCTGATAATAACAACACAACCGCGTATATCAGGGCTGTATCGCAACGACTGGGAGTGGATCCCCGGGCTGCCCTGAATATGAGCGATCCGCAAACCATGTCAGCATTGATGAGCAGCATTATCCAGCATGAGAATGGAAGAAATATCTATTCTCGGGAGCTGATTAATAAGGCTGCCGTGGCGGGAATTAGTGGCAAAGTGACAGAGGTTAACCAGCAAAATACCTACCACATTTACGGTGGCGGAGATCCGCACGCTGTCGGTAATGAGGTTGCACGTCGGCAACAGTCTGCAAATGCTCAGGTCATGCGAAGTAATCAGGTGAGGGTGGGTTAGTGGATATTCTCTCTACACTTTTTCATCAGCAGAGCAGAAAAATAGGAATGATTGTTCCCAGTGTTGTTATTTCAGAGAAGCATACAGATATGCTTGAAATAACAGAGCATCCGGTAGAGGTTGGGGCCGCTGTCGCTGATCATGCCTATAAAAAACCGTCAGAAGTGGTGATGGAGGTTGGTTTCGCCGGTGGCGGCGCATTGCTGGATTTTGCCAGTAATCTGACGGCTACCAGCCTGCTCGGCCTGAGTCCTCAGCAGACGTATCAGGAGCTACTGGATCTGCAGGAAAGCCGTATCCCCTTCGATGTGGTAACCGGTAAACGACTGTACAGCAACATGTTGATCCGGGCGCTGGAAGTGACGACGGACAAGACAACCGAAAACGTCCTGTCCGCCGTCCTCACCCTGAGGGAGGTCCTTATCTCCCGGACACAGCAGATTACCGTCGCGGATAAAACCAACATGAAGGAAGGGGCCAGCACGTCGGCGGTACAGAATAGCGGCAACAAAACCACAAAGCCTCCAGATACTTCACTGCTGAAAAGCATCACGGGTAACGTGGCGTCATTACTGGGGGGCGGCTAATGACAATTCAGGAAATTCCGCTGACAGCGGACAACCAGCAGTTCAGCATCGTCCTAGGTGGTGTCACCTGGCGGATTAGCATCATATGGCGCGATCTGTACTGGATTATGGACCTGCAGAACGACAGAGGGGAGCCGGTAATCTCCGGTATTCCTCTCGTCACTGGTGCCGACCTGCTGGCGCAGTACGCCTGTATGGGACTTGGTTTTAAGCTGTTGGTGGTCTGCGATGACAACACACAGGATTATCCCACGAAAACTGACCTGGGCGGGCGCAGTCATTTACTGGTATCAACGGAGTAAGCATGACACAGAACTGGATGAGACATTTCGAGCTGCAGCTTGTGGACGGGAACGGTCAGGGAATTGAGCTAAGTGATTTTAAAGTCACCTTTACGATCGACTGGTTCAACATCAGCAGCGCGTCCCGGGTAGGGACTATCAAAATTTATAACCTCTCGGCAGATACTGTGAACCGAATTACCGGGCAGGAGTTTTCGAAAGTGCGTCTGATTGCGGGTTACGACGGTATCGCGCCGGAGGTGTCGGCAAGCGATGTCGGGACCGTGCGGGAGGTTGATGCGGCGGACGTGGGCCAGAGTGATGGCCGCAACTACGGACTGATTTTCAGCGGTGAAATTCGCTACTCGGTCACAGGAAAAGACAGCCCGGTTGATTCCTACGTCCTGATTCAGGCAGCAGATACTGATCTGGCTTTTGCCACCAGTATAACCTCACAGACGCTGGCTGCCGGTTACACGGTCGCTGATGTAAACCGTGCGCTGATGAAAGACTTCGAAGCCAAAGGCGCGACCGAAGGCCTGACGCCTGAAATGCCTGCTACTGTATTCCCCCGGGGGCGGGTACTCTTTGGCATGACGCGGCATCTAATGGATAACGTAGCCGGACAATGTGGCGCAACATGGCAATTCGTGGACGGTCAGCGCCAGATGGTGGCGAATAACGAATATGTTCACGAAGCGATTGTGCTCAACAGCGCTACCGGGCTTATTGGAATGCCGCAGCAGACTATCGGTAACGGCGTAAACGTCCGCGCGCTTATTAATCCGAACATCCGGGTTAACGGGCTCATTCAGCTGGATCAGGCTTCCGTCTATCGTACCGCGTTGTCGAACAACGATATTGCGATGGCTGGTGGTCAGATCACCGACCAGAACACGGACGGAAATATTACGCTAAGCGGCACCACATCGCAGCCTGCCAGCATCGCAACGGATGGCGTTTATATTGTTCGCGGGATTATGTACACTGGCGACACAAGGGGCCAGGCGTGGTACATGGATATGATGTGCGAAGCGCGTGGGGCTAGCGATATACCTAGCCAGTTGGCAATGCAACGGGGAGCGTAAGCGTGAAAAAACAGGTGATAGTTGCAATAACGATGCTGATTTCTACGACTTCTTTTGCCGAACCAGGTAAGTTTGAATTTAAAGCAGCCGACCTGATGGAGCAGCAAAAGTTTACGGAATGGCAACATTACGCATCTGTGAAGCCTTTTTTCTCAATGAATGGGCGACGTTTTACAATGACCTTAGATGATTTCGCTGACATCATCAGGAACACATTCCAGCAATGTAATGATTTGGACGCATACACCAACCGCAAAGGAACCCGGGATTCTTGTCAGGAATATATTTACAACGGTATGAAAGAGTGGATAAAACTGTCAAAGGATCCTAGTGTTAGTCCGCAAGCATGGAAAATTGGTGCTAGATATGCTTTCAACACAAATAATCCTGTCCCCGGTAGTAATGTGATTGATTTTAATGGTTGGGCTGGTGGTATTCGTGTTGCAAAATCAAAAGGGTTCTAATGGCACTAGAGTAGAAAATCCTCGATTTTTCAGGGAAATGGGCTCGTAGTAAAATCTAGAGATTCATTTTCTAAGGGGGATTTTGTGCGAAACTACTAAGTAGACCAGATGTGGATTGACTAAACTGTATACGCGAACATAAAATCTGACAAAAAATAAGTAGTGAGTGAACTGTGGCGAGACCAAAACTAAAAGCCGAAGAGCGTTTTGACCAGTTGATTAATGTAATCAACAGTGGGGAGCCACTTGATATGTGGACTTTCCGAGAAGTGGTTTCGGAGTATGGTTCTAATCATACTCCTATGGCTGAAGCACTTGTAGCGTTGGCTTATATAGCTAAGGGTGAGGTGCTCTTTGGGATTGAGTCGCTTGAGGTCATCCTTCCACATGCTGACGTTAATTTCGCACGGATCTTTTGTAAACTTCTCGAGCGATTTTCTCTACTCGAAAAACTGGATTACTACATATATTCTTTAGCTGATAAGTTTCCTACAAAGTGGTTTACTTACAAAGCTGGCGGCGTTGCGTACTTGGTAGGGAAACTATCGAAATGCGTGGAGTATTTAGGGCGTCATTGCAAAATGTTATCCGAAGAAGAGCATAGGGATGACGCAGAAACCTTCTTGCAGGAGGTAATTAACGATATGGATGAAGCTTATAAAAATTCAGGGTGCTCTTCAGAGCAATATAGGCAAGTTGCCTTGGCTGTGCACAGAGTTATGGCTGAATTCCCGTCAACTGAATATCGCGCGGACATTAACGGGGCGTCTGGTGGAACGTATTTGGTTGAGGTGGTTAAGGCGTCTCCAGAGCGGGTTGTTGCAATGAATATGCGACTTGCTGATGAAATCTGCTCGATCGATTTGCTTGATGATTGTAACCTGATAGCAAGATTTTCCGTTGAAAGAAATGGATTAAAAGAGTGTAAATATGCCTATAACTAGTTCTGAGTTTTTGTCTTCGGCCGAACGTTGTTTTGCTGAAGATTGTGAGATTGGTTATCGTAATGCTATTTCACGAGCATATTACGCTCTCTACCATGAAATTAAAGATAATCTAACTAGTCTTCCTGCTTATACTCGGGATCATCATGCCAGCCTTATCTCTTATCTTAAAAATAAGGGAGAAAATAAACTGGAACCCTATGATCCTCGAAGTCTAAAATCTATGGCTTACAAACTTGAGCAACAGAGGTTAGCTCGGAATGAGGCTGATTATGATTTAAGTAGTTGTGGCATAAATAAAGCAATGGCACAACAATCAATCTTGGAAGTAAAAACAATTTTTTCTCAATGGGAACAAATGAAGACTGATGTAGCCGTTTAGGTCTAACTGATTTATTAATAAAAACCCGCCACTTGGCGGGTTTTTTGCTTTCTGGAGCCTACTAAATGGCAGTATCTGACCAGACCCGCAGCGGCGACCTTGCCGAAACATTCAAATCTGAACGGGAAACAACAAAGAACCAGATCCGTGTCGCCTTGCCTGGCATTATTCAGTCATTCGATCCTGATGCGGTGACGGCAGTTGTGCAGCCTGCTATCCGTTCGGTTGAAAAGGATAATGACGGCAACCGCATTACCCAAAATTACCCATTGCTGGTGGATGTGCCAGTGGTATTCCCGCGTGGCGGAGGCTGTACGCTAACGTTTCCAGTTAAAGCCGGTGATGAATGTTTGGTGATTTTTGCCGATCGTTGTATTGATTTCTGGTGGCAGAGTGGCGGGATACAGGAGCCGGTCGATGACAGAATGCATGATTTATCGGATGCGTTTTGTATTGTCGGTCCCCAGTCGCAGGCAAGGAAGATTAGCGGTATTAATACCAGTGCCACACAGTTGCGTAGTGATGACGGCAGCACCTATTTTGAGCTTAATCCTGATACCAGGAAAATTAAAATTGTCGCTCCGGGGGGCCTTGATGTGGTTGCCCCTCTGGCTGATTTTTCTGAGAAAGTAACCATTCATGGCCTGTTAACCTGGATGGGAGGCATGGTGGGGTCTGTTGTTTCTGGTGTGGCTTCAAAAAT